TATTAAAGTATTAGCATGAGATATATTATCTTCTGTTGATGATAACGCTATCATTCCATCGGATGCAAGAAACTGTCCATTTATTTCATTGCACTTTGATACGATAGAATCTAAATTTTTTATTTGGTAGTTTCTATATCCTATTTTAATATTTTTCATTAATATCCAAACACACTATCTGCCGGTGCTGCACGTTTAGGTTCGTTTACTTTATCTATAAAATCTTGTTTAATAGGATGTATTGGTCTACTCATACAACCATATCTTAGTGCATCGTAAGCATGGTCTTCTGCATGTGTATTTACATCCTCTGGATTATTTTTATCAACTGGTAACATTGGTAATGTTCTAATTAAATTAACACAGTTATCTAAAATAAACAAAGAAGGATAACCAGTTTCTTCATCTGGCCTAAATCTTTTATGTAGTTCTAATTTACCGGCTACTCTACTTCGAGGACTTCTATCAGAGGGTCTCCAACGACAGCCTTCTAGTATCATAGTTTCTGCAATACTTGGTCCTATATCACCTCGTCTTGCCCAAGTAGAACTATCAAGTACACCATATCTAATATACTCACCTTGTTCTGCTTCTAAAACTTTTCTAGCAAATAAATCTGCTGTAACTTTTTGTGTATATAATTCTCTGTAAACAAATAAATTATTATCAAAGTCAACAGCTATCCATAAACAACAAGCAGGTGAACTATATCCCCAGTCACACGCTCTAAATCTCATCCAGTTTCTTGGGATGTCAAAAGGTTTAATGACATGTACATCTTTATTAAATTCTGGAAAAGATGAATCTTCAAATGCTTCCCAATTACCTTCTAAAAATTGTTTTCTTTGTACTTCGGGTAATGAAGCTAACATAGCATAATAATCATCAGTCTGCATAAGATAAGGATTATCTTCTAGTTTAGCAGGAATAAATCTTCTAGATATTTGTTTAACACCATTAGGAGTTTTAATATCTATATTAAACTTTGTATTAGGTACTGCAGGGTCAACAAACATATTCTTAACCCACATCGAACCTACATTTCCCGGATTACCTGTTGCTCTCATATAGACAGGAATATCTGGGTCTACACTTCGTAAAGAGGACCGAAGAAAATTATAGATATCTTCGGTAGGGTATTGCGGTAATTCGTCTATGCCTATCCAAGTATATGATTGTCCTTGGTAGCGTAGAGCATCAGTTAAGTTTTCCGCATATCCAAATTCTATTCTAGCACCTGAAGGAAACTTCCATTCTTTTTCTTGCTCTCTCCATTTAGCACCGGGATAAGCTTTTGAATATAATTGTTGTGAGTGATTAATTAAATCTCTCAACTCAGGCATTGTACGTCTAATTAATAATGCTCTGTGTTTTTGTTTGTGGCAATAACGTAGTGGGTCAACCAACATAGCGTATGATTTACCACCGCCTCTTGCTCCACCATAAAATACTTCTCTTTCTGATGACGCTAAAAATTCTGTTTGTGGCCCTTCGTTTGCTTCAAAGATAACTTCTCTATCTTTAATAGCTTCTCTAATATTGGGAGTAGCTTCATCAATCTTATCTTGTTCAAGTACTTGTTGTTTACCTTCAAGCACATTGTCTATATCTTTTATTTTACTTTTAGTAGACCAGTAATTAGCTTGGGCTTTTTCTAAATCTTGTTTTCTTTCACGTAATAAATCTTGTGCAGACTTACGTGCTTTTTTTTCTTTAATAGTTAAAGGAGTATTTAAATCTTTTACTCTTCTTCTACCAGATTTTTTTGGTTTAGGTTCGCTTACCAACCTTTATGTATTACCCTTTTTAGCACTTCTCTTAATCCCATACCTGTCAGCTTTCTACCTGTATTATGGGATAACCATTCTGCAGTTTCTCTGTAAGAACAATTATTTTCTATAAACTTTTTTGCTTTCTTAATAAGTTCCATATGGTCTTCGTTTTGTATTAAAAAGTCAGGGTCTTCTTCTGATACTTCATAACCATAAGGAATTACTCTAGCATTTTTTCTTCTAGCTATTTTAATTTTTTCTTCACTCATTATCTTTAGGTGGTAAAATAAAAACTCCGTCTTGTACTTTAGCAGTAATATCTACTTTTTCTCTTTTAGATAATCCTACTCTATCTAATATTTGTTTGGCGGCTTCCATTCTAATATTAGCACCGGGTAAGCTTCCGTCTTCATCTAAAGCATTTATCATACCCATACTTGCTCGTGGTGCAAAAGCAGCTAGTTGTTCTTCTGCTCTTGTAATAATTTCTTCTTTTAAGGCTCTTAGTGGTTGATGATAATCTGCATATCCTGCTATATCACCTGCTGTTCTAGGATTACCTTGTGCTTCACCAAACAAAGCTGTTAAAAATGTTTCTTGCTTTTCTGTTAAAGCTACTTCTTTTTTATTATCAGGAACTAACATTGCGGACCTTTTGTAAATGTTTTTCTGTTTTTTCTTTTAGCCATTCGGGAGTTTTTCTAATACCTGCTTTTTCTTCTGCTTGTCTTTCTCTCATTCCCTGTCTAGCTGTATGAATCATTTGGTCTCGTTGTTTATGTTCACCCCGTTCTATAAAGGCAAGTCTGGGTGCAGTTATCACCATCTCTACATTTTTATTTCGTAGTGGCTTTGTCCTATCATCAAAGGATAGATACTCATCCCAGACTTTTCCAGTCTTCTTATTTCTATAAGAATATGTTGGCACTATTTTATTTTTATTGTTTTTGGTTTTTTTTCTTCTGGCAATTCTTGTTTTAAAGTAATTGTCAAAATACCATTTTCCATAGTTGCATCTGTTGGTTCTGTATATTCTGCTAGTGAAAAAGTCTTTGAAAACTTTTTAGTAGAAATACCTTTGTACAGATAATCTTCATTATTTGATTCTATTTCGCCATCGACAGTCATTTTGTTTTCTTTAACATTAATGCTAATATCTTTTTTAGAAAACCCTGCTAGTGCAAAATCTATTTTCCATTCTCCATCATCTATCTTTTTAATGTTGTAGTGTGGATATCCTTTGGCATCAGTATTACTTACAATATCTAATGTATCAAAGAATCTATCAAACCCTACTGTGTAGGGCATGTATTTATCTAGTGTAAAAGTCATATATACCTCCTTGCTTTAAGCTAGATATCAACGACCCCGAAGGCATCGTCAAACTTTTTAATTTTCTTTAAACTTTATTTGTGTTACTGTTTCTTCGCCTACGTTTGCTTTAAAAACATTACCAGATAGTTTAACCTCTGGTTCCTTTAACAATCTTTTGGCTTTTAGGAGGAGACTTCTTCGAACCCGACTTACCTGCCCATAAAACTTTGTTTGCCCAGTACGCAGCACTTGTTGGGCCTTTTGCAATATTTTTTCCATGCCTTGCTTTGAAAGATTTCCTAGCTTCTGGGGAATAGTTGTGACCCATAGAAGAGTCACCGAAGCGAATAAGTCGGGGCTTCCCGTTTTCGAGTATACCGACTTTACCTTTCTTACCACCTTCAGTGGTCCTGACTGCAGTATTAAATCCTTTAAGTCCATGTTTTTTAAGAAAGTTTTTTCTTTTTTCCGTTTCGCTTAGTGCCATTTTTTTTAGCCTTTAGTTTCCCTACAGCAATCATTACTACTGTTTTATCTTTTGGTTTTTTTGTTTTTGTTCCATATGCCATTAGGCTTTACCTTTCATTGCTTTTTGAATAGCCATACCTCTAGTTTTTTCATACGATGATATCTTACCATCTTTATCTAGGTCAGCTTTCTGCATATTAAATGTGGCAGTCCGATTGTTACGATTATCGGACTTACCATTAAATTTCATTTTGTTATTGTTCATTTTATTATCCACGCTACTATTACAATAGCTGCAACGATAGCGGCAATCTTAACATTTCTATTAAGACCATTCCATTTACTCCATACTTTATTTAGCATCATGATACCCTCCTGTATGCTCTAGTCTTCTTTGCAATTTGTTTTGGTTGTTTGACAAATTGTTTTCCTGCTTTTGTTCCCTTCCTCTTTGCTTTGGTCGTAGCTGCGTATTCTTGAGGACTGAGACTTTTGATGGCTTTCTCTGGTAGATACCTCTCTCCTGTCTTGGAAGAAGGCTTTCCAGACTTCGTTCTCCATTTTTGTTTTGTCCATGATTTAAGACTTCTTTGAGATTTTGCTAGTGCCATGTTTTTTCTTTAGTTGTAATTTTGCTTTTTTTGCTATTGCTGCTTGTTGCGGTTTACCACCGAACTTGCTGCGTTGTTCCATAACAGTAAGAATCTGAACTTTCCTAGCATACGGCTTATTAATCTTGCGGACTTTACGAACAGTATTCTTCGCATCCGCAGTCGTGGCGTATTTAATTCCCACTGTATCTCTAGGATTCTCATCTGTGTATAATCTTCTTCCTGAACCTTTAGGTTTTTTACCTGTTCCTACTTTAGGGTCTTTCATTATTTACCTTGCCCTCTGTATTTTTTATAACTTCTACGTTTATGTTTGTTCATAGATGACATCTTTACTTTACCATTACCTATGCTTGTTCTTTTAGGTACAAAGTTTATATTCGTAACTTCTGTTTGTCTTCTTTGCACTATTTATTTTCTTTTAGGTTGTAAAAGTAATTGGTGTCATCCCCTGCTGTCCATTTACTTTCTGTTTCAACATTATACTCTATTGTTGATACTTTAAAATCTGGTGTCTTTAATTCTGAAGGTGTCAATGATTTATCATAAAACAAACATCTGTTATTCGGTTGTGCGGCAAAGTGTTTATTATCTAATCCTAGAATGTTAAATGATTTATGTTCTTCTGGTATTTCAGAATATCCTGTATTCAATGTATTATCATCAGAATGACAGTTATCTATGGTAAATAAATATTCTCCTAAGTGCCATTGCTTAGAGGGCGCTAGATATTTTGCTTTACATCCTGCAATACTCGCTTTTGTTATAACTGTCATGTGATAACTAAAAGCATCCCATAGTTCTAGTTCTTCTAGAGGTAGGTCTAAGTCTGTAGGTTCTGATACAAATGCAGAAATAGGAAGTTTATCGTATAATGCCCCATACTCTGGTAAGTATGTTTCAAAATACAACGCTCTTCCTTGAATAGATTTGCAAGTAACCCATACTCCTTCTACAAATTCACCATGACCCTTTTGATGGTCGTAGAGATATTGTTTTTTAACCCATACCTTAGTGGGCGGTAGGTTAGCTACGAGAAATGTCATCTATATTTATTTTAAACTTTGGAATCTTTTTTATAAAATCTCTTCTGAGTCTAATATTCAGCATTTTATTTAAACATCTTTTGTCATAGAAGTTTTTTAACTGATATATTAACTCCATTAGCTTTGCATCAGACTTATTGTGGCTGATAAACAAAACATCTTTATCAATAATCTTTAAATCAGTAGTATTAGAGCCAAAATAATTATCAAAGTGTACCCCTGACTTGGAGGTAACACCTATATAGAACTCCCCTGTTTCATAATTGGTCTTATAAACTTTGTATAAGGGTTTCTTAGGGATTACTTGTACCCGCCACCTGCCTTTTTATAGGCTAATGCTGTCATTTGTGCTTTCCTCGCACTCCACTGGCCGGGTTTTCCACCCTTTGACCCTGCTTTGATACGATTAAAGATAGCCTTACGCATGGTAGGCTTTGTATAGTTCCCTGCTTTGTTAACTGTTGACTTTGATTTCATTGATTGTTATAGGCTATTCATCGTAACGCCCTGTTTATGTATGTATATGAGTGTGGCTTATTGATTTTTACAGCCTATACCTTCTATTATACCGGCCTACAGCATCTTGTCAAGTACTTTTTAATCTTTTTTTTATTTTTTTTGCAATAAATTCTGCAGTTAAAACAATATTAGTATATGTTTACATTATGTTACATTTATTAAGATACTATATAACGATTAATGTTGACAAAACGCTGTGGACTGGTACAATATATAGTGTAGGCGTAGCCCACCCTTACATGTAGAATCCATATATTGCATATTGTAGA